TAACCCTCGTCAACACGCCAACGATGAGTCTTGTCGATACGTTCTTTAACCGTAGCGAATTGTTCCGCTTTTGTTTCTCGTGCCATTACACGGATGCCCTCTCAGGTTCTATTCCTGCCGCACGGGCCTCCGCGATCACCTTCTTCTCCCGCTCGCGCAAGGTCAGATGATGTTCGTCAGCAGGGCATTCCCGTTCACGATAACCGCGCCCGGTAACAATCCTGATACCCGACAGTTTCTGACGCCACTCCCACAACTCCGCCAGTTCCAAACGACTCTTCGGACCCTTCAGATCCGTAACGTACGTTACAAACTGTTCGTAGGTTGCGTCAGATGGCAGAATCAACTTGGGTGGTTAGCACTCTTCGGCTGCTTAGCCGAAGGCTCAACCGAACCCTGAACGCCATGCTGGTTGAACGGCGTTGAACGCGGTGCCTGCTCGTTGCTGCTCTGACGGACGCCGCCCTCGTCTGCACGAAGCGTCGCCTTCTGTGAACCGCCCGGACGGGCAGGACCATTCCACAACTGGGCACTATTCAACTTAGGGTTCGCACCCATCCCAGAAGCATTGAACTTTCGGTTACTCATTATAGGACGCTCCATTCGGTCGGTTGTGTCCTAAATAAAGACTCAAGGTGTCCCACGAGCCGTGTTTAAACCAATGATATCAACATCAGGGGTTGGCGAGGGGACTTGCCTACGCCACCAATTGAACGTCCAAGTGTCATCCACCTTCTGCACATACTCCGGTACAAACGCATACTTCCGCATTTGGTTAGCGAGAGCCAACGACATGACCCGATCATCATAAGGCGACCCCGACATCGAACCCCGCTCATTGCGGACAAACGTCCGCAACTCAGCCACCGTGTCCTTACAATGCAACACCAACTCTTCGTTCTTCAACGCCATACCCAAATCATCAATCATCAACGGCTTGGATGTACGTGTCGTCTTCCACCCGTACTCTTGACTCATCTTATTGGTGTCACTATTCAACGAACGCTTACGGAACAAGTTCGGATACCCCAACTGGCGCAACTGCACAATCGTCGTCAACCCATGATTGTTCGACTCCACACAACACAAAGCATTCCCATACCAAATCCCAAGATTGTAAACCTCGTAAGCCAACTCGTCAGGCGGAATACGGCCATGCCAAACAGCGACCTGTTCCCCCTCCTTCACATCAATAACTTGAACACACGAATAGTCGCCATGCCCCAAACCCTCAGCAGTATCCACCCCAAGGACATAACCACTCCACCTTTTAGGGCGCTCCCAAACAGTCAGCACCGAAACTCCAACACATTCTTTTGAAGTTCGTGAAGATAACCCTGCTCACCCGCACGGAAATGCACAGACATGCGAGCAAGAATATCAAGATCGAAAACAGGGTTACCAGACCTCACGAACGCCTCTTCAGGACTCGTCGGATACTCCTGCGCCAACTGCCACGGCAACATCGACTTACATTTGCCCTCATACCACGCCTCATCCCGATCCTCAGACGCAGACCACGGAAAAAACATGGCATCAAACTTGTTGTTCCCCGTAGTGGCACCCGTCCAAAGGTGGTGAAAGAAGTTTCCACTTCCATTCGCCGTGCTAAGGCCAATAATTCGACCCCCAACATCAGCAACCGGCTCTATCGAAGCCCATGCTTCCTCCGGATTGGGCAAAAACGCCCACTCATCGACCACAACCAGCGACGCAGACTCACCACGCGCAGGATCCGACGCCGAAGGCATCGAAGTAATCTGACTACCATTGCTAAAAACCATCCTCTGCTGATGATCCACCATTGATTCCGGGCCACGCTCAACCATCCACAACGGCAAATGCTTAAACCCATACTTCGTCTTACGCAAAAGCAGCACCGCTTCCCGCTCTGTACGCGACAAATCAATAATGTTCTGATCTTCCCTAAAAAACGCCAACCAAAACTGGTGAGCAGCAATCAACGTCGTCCACCCAATCTGCCGGGCCTTCAACGTCAACGAATAACGGTTACTATCCCACCGCTTCAAAGCCTCAGACTGAGCATCCCGAAGATTAAACAATATTCGGCCATGAGCAGGATGGGCAATATTCCAATACATGCGTAAGAAATACGACTCATCCGCAACACAGTGACGCCACTCGGCCTCCTGCCGCAGTTCATTCACACGACCCATCTAATCGAACAACGACTGTAACATCCGACCCAAACCCCAAACCATAAACGCAACACACGCGAACAGAGCAGTCACCATCCCGCACAGAATCCAATCCCTCACTGACACGACTCACAAACCTCCGGATCTTCAACGCCGCATACAAGCGGCTCATCATCGGTAAACGGATCAACAGACGGCCTCTCCCCCAAAGACTCCTCCCTCTCATGGTAAGGAACCCACAAACCCCCACTCAACACATGCCCCGGCATTACTTACGCTTCTTAGCGTGAGTCACCTTCTTACCAGTACGTTTAGCAGCCGCCCTAGCAGCCGCCTTACCCTTAGCAGAATACGAATAATGCTTACTACCAACCTTAGGCACTTGCCACCATCCTCAAATGTTTAACCTCAACCTCCAAAGCGGAAGCCAACTGTTCATCTGAAAAGCCCGCAATGTCCCGCTCATCATCCACAACGATCTTTCTACGCGGAGTAAACTTCTCAATGTACTGAAGATACAAAGACGCAGCCTTCACATCGCCATCGGAAGCCCTCTGCCAGAGCGCGTCGATTACGCTCTGAACCCGTTCCGGGTTGATGTTCAGTTCTGCTGCACGCCGGTCCCATTCTTTAATGAACCGGTGGTCGCGTTTGATCCTTCTCAGGGAATCTTCATGTATTTTATTTTCGGATGCCCAGTCGCGCTGTGTGCGCGGCTGGCGTTCTGGTCCTCTCAGTAGCCACTCTAGAAAGTCTTGCCATCGGTCAGGCATGACCTGTTGGCCGCTTTCGTCATCCCAATGCCAGCCTTGTCCACCACCGTTTTGCGGCACCTTTGTCTCCGTTCGTGTAAGCGCCCTTACCATAACATAGTGGTGTCCCATCCGGGCATCTGATAATCAGATATGAACTATCTGTAGAAACTGTGGGACAAACAGCCTTTCTTATAGGGGGGGAGGTGGTACTAAGTACCATCTCCCGGCCCTCAGCCGGGAGATGATACTAAGTACCTACTGAGTACCTTTATGCGCATACAGGCCGAAGGTATATCACAGAGCGCACTGGGAACGCTTATCTATACATAGATATAGATGGACCCCCCACCCCCCGAAGGGGGGTGCCCCCCGCAGTCCGACGGTCCTCAGGCGCGCGCACGGCATTTCCGTAGGAAATGCGGGCTTCACCGGCCAAATCGGAACTCCCGAAGGGAGTTCAACGCGGGCGGGACCGGGCAGGCGCTGTTGCTCTGCAACAGTGTGTGGGTGAGAGAATCGGCGGCAAGGGGGCTTCCCCAGATATTCCCTTGAACGTAGTGAAAGGGAATATCGGGGGAAGTCCCCCCGGTTCAAAATCCCAATCGGAGGAAATCCATGACGAAGACCGAACTGACCCGGATCACCGAAATCGTAGTGGCCGTGATGGCTGCTCTGGAGGAGCAGCCGGTGCCCGCCGTAAAGCCTTCGAAGAAGGCTTCGAAGAAGAAGGATCCTTTGGCAGCGAAGAAGACGGCGAAGCCGTCGGCACCGAAGGTGGACCGTGCCGCCAAGAAGGCACAGAACAAGGTTCTGTGGCGTCAGATCAATGGCAAGGTTCTCAAGGCGGAGAATGCCAAGACTGAGGTCTTGGCGAATGGCTTCCTTCAGGAAGCCATGAAGATGACTCCGGTGAACTGGACTTCAGTCCAGAACAAGATTGTCGCCAAGCAGGAACTGCTTGGTATTGCGGTCTAAGTAGCCGAAACACCCGGTCCCTTCAGGGACCGGGTGTCGGTCGGGATTCGCCATCCGGCCCTGATGAGGTAGGCGCGTACAGGGAGGTATGTTATGGATAGCGTAGAGGTTCGTTTTCCGCAGGTTGAGATCCCTTATGGGGATTGGAGTGACCGTCCGCATTTGCGCTGTGGGTGTGGTTCTGTTTACCGTCCTTCGGATGGTGATCGGTTCCATGAGGGGCGCATGTTGATGCCTGCTGGTTCGACTCTTCAGGTGTGGGAGTGCGGTATTTGTGTAGAGAATGGGAGGTAGTGGTATGACGTGTGAACAGCCACGTTGGACGGGCGGTTTCAAGGAAGGTAACCGGGTGCGTATGCCTAACGGTGTGATGGCGACGGTGCAGGGTGCGCGGGGAGCCATTGCGGAGGGCGCTTACGCTGAGGGTGACGATGGGAATCTGTATATGACGGCGCCAGAGCCTGATTCGTACAAGCGTCTAGGTATTAGTACTCCGGAGCCGAGGTTCTTTTGCGAGTGGGATCGGCGGGGCGAGAGTTGAGCCGAGGTTGGTTGCTCTCTCTTACTGAACAAAGTGAAGTAAGAGAGAGCAACCAAACCAATCAGAAAAATCCGGCTAGCAAATGGGAGTTGCGTAATGGATGAGTTTGTTTCATGCTGTGGTTACTGCGGTGATCCGATTGATTACTGTCAAGGACACGGCGAAGACGAGCGTGCTGAGTTCGGTTTCGATTACGATTCTGACGAGTATGAGCGTCGGCGCGAGATGTTTGAGGCGACCTGCGGTGACAACATGGTGCTGAACGCAAGTTTGGAACTGGTAAACGTACACACAGGAGTAAAGCACTAAGACTCCTGTCCATTCCTTCTCTTATGAAGTAAGAGAAGGAATGGACTGGAGGACAGTCCAAAAAACCATGACAAGGGAGAAGATATGCGAACAATACAAGACGAACTTCAGCGTCTACGGGAGTTCATCGTGTGGGATGATGCTGACGCCTACATACCTAAGGGTGTGTTGGCTCAGTTTAAGGCA